AACGCTCCAACAGGTCAGCCGCATAACGACGATAGTTACCGCTAATATCCTCCAATGACAGACCTGCATCAATCTGGTCAGCCAACTGTGGCATCGCACCCTTAGCAGCGCGTTGCAAACGTTGACGCAAACCTTCCTCAGTCAAAACCTGACCTGTGCCTGCTTCCGGTACGCCAGTAAGGATCGACTGAACCTGGTCATCAGATACCTTGAAGTTGTATGCGCGACCAATCTTGCGAATACGGTCAGCGTCCGCTCCCGACAATGCTCGACCTTGCTGACCTGAAGTAATAGGTGACTTGAACGTGGCATTGAATACAGCCTGCTTCTCGCCTAAACCAGTAAGACCGTTACGCGCAACAGCTGTGGCAACCTCGGTCAAAGTTGCGTCAGTCAAACCAATGTCACCGTAAGTATTAGCAATACGAGACTTAGTTAACGAGATCAGGTTCTCTTTGTCTGCGTCTACAAGCTGGTCAAATTCTTTCGTTGCAGAGATCGTGGTCTGCCAATACTTTGTGCCACGAAGTTCCTGCTTGATCCTGTCTCGACCAGCAGTTGACGAAAGATCATAAGTTCCTTTAGGGTCAGAAACTTTAATCATCAAATCAAGCAGGTCTTTACCAAAATATGTTTCAGCGTTAGCAGCCAACCAGTCGTCAGAGTAGGACGGGAAGAATTGCTGTAGCGCATCAATCCAGTTCTGTTGGGTTGCTACTGGCGTCTTAGGGGTTGTCTTGCCTTTGTTTGTTGTGACCGTCGTGCCAGTAGGGGTTGTTGTCGGTTTGACTGTCGTGACAACAGGGGCAGTCGTTCCTGTGCCAGTAGTTGCCGTTGATCCAGTCGTTGCTGAAGTTATTACTTCTTCAACTGTTGCTGGTTTCGCAGGACGATTAGTAGGTGCAGCAGGCCCAACAGATACCTTTGCATTTACGTACTTGTTTGCTAAAGACTGTTCTTTGCGAGAAGTTTTATTGGATGGACCAACAGGTGGAGTGTAAGAGGATGCTGCGTTCCTAGCAAAAGTGAGGGCAGTATTGATTTCCTGATCCAACTGCTTTGTTTGACTAATAAAAGATTCGTACTCAGGGGAGAACTGTGACAGTTCTACTCTTTTGCGAGTTCCCTTGACGTACATAAAGGCGTAGCCACGTTCAAGGTCTTTATTGATCTCATTTTTTCTCTCTGTCAAATCAGAGATAGCCTTATCTAAGGCAATCAAATCTAATTTGGAATAATCTTGTTCAGCCATTATCCAGTCCTTAACATCTCGTTAAACAAATCAGCAACCTGAGCAAAACGGTAAGCCTGCTGTTCACCAGTCGCAGCACCAGCAACCACATTCTCACTAATCGTTGCCAACGAACCCGATTCACCGGCAACAGATTTCTGTTGAACCTGTTGGATCAAAGACTCAATCTCAGCATCGGTAAACTTGCGACCCAAAGCCTCAACCGCTTTCTCATCCAAAGACTTGCGGGTATCCATCTTTGATGGGGCTTTACGACCACCACCAGAACCAGGATAATCTTGACGCACAAAGTTCAAAGAAGTTTTCCAGTTATACCCGTACTCGTTACTAGTCAGCAACAGTTCTTTCATCGCATCAATATCGGCAGGATTAAAACCTGTGGTTGATGGTCGAGCCTTGCCACGGTAAAAGTCGCGTTGGTACAACTCTGCTTGCAAAGCAGCACGATCCGTTGGGTTCAGTTTCGCTAACTCCGCATACGCTTCTTTCGGGGCATCGTAAGGTTTGCGTTCGATCTGACCTTGTTCGTTTACAAGGTTCTGCCCGTAATACAACAATTTGGACATCGCCCCTGACTGGGACGGCGCGCCACCGCCAGTACGGGAACGGACACCCATGCCGACCGCACCAACACCTTCTTGGATGTACTGGAAAGCACCAGGTTCAGCTTGACGGTATGCGCCGAACTGTTCCGATGGTGGGGTCATGATTTCGCGTGGACGGACAGTAGCACTAGCGACACCAGGTTGTGCGCCAACAGCAGCGTCTATTCCCTGCTTAATTGGGTCTTCACTCATTTGTCAACCTCAGATGAAAGTTCGCGATCCCAAATTCTTGCGAAATCAGGGTTCTGTTGGATTAGTGCTTGACCAATACTAACAAGGTAGTCACGGAGAGGTTCTGCTTTCTTCGCAGTATCAAAACCACCCTCTTTGCCACCACTTGCCACATACTGTTGGACCGCCTTGTCACGGTAATCCAAATAGGTTGCAATAGATTTAGCGACACCGTTGTTTTCTAACTGTGGTGATTCAATCAAAGTACGCATTTCAGCCAACTTGGACTCAAACTCACCAACCGTAAACACAGGGGTCACAGGGAAACCTGCATATCGTTTGTTGATTTCCTTGCGGATGTTACCCAACCATGCGCGTTGCTCTGCCGTTGGATATGCCCCAACTTGTGTGCGATACGAACGGTAAATGGATGCGCCCATGCGATATTGGGCCTGTTTGATGATCTCTGTATCAGATAGCCGTTCACGGCGACCCTTGCGGAGTTGTCGATCCCACACCTCAAACGAGAAGTCATCGCCACCTGGGGCAAAATAGCCTGCTGTGGCAGGGAACTGCTCCAACAGGTTTTCGTTATCCCGCTCCCAATCACCGAACTGCTCACTTGCCTCTAGCCCACCGGCAACAGACTTGCTCTTAGACGACAGATACAGCAGCGCGTCATCACCGAATAGTTCAATAAACCTTGGGACAGCGGTGTCATAGTTTTCGTTCTGCAAACGATAAAACTCTTGGACCATCGCAGACGCATACACGTCACCTGATTTGGTTTTCACCACATATTCAAGTGATGGTGCGGTAGGGCCGACGAACTGTGCGAATCCACGCAACGCCGTCAATATCTTCGCTTTGGATTTAGCGTCAGCCATCAGGTTTGCTTTTGATTGCTCATCATCTAGGTCGTAGTCACCCGAAGTAGACAATGCTCGCAGGGTGTCCACATAGGTGTTGGCGTAGATTGACTCCAGTTTTGTTGGGTCATCGCGCAAAGCTGAGCGAATCTTGCCAGCCCACGAAGGCATCGCGTTAAACGATCCTCGACCATACGGCAACAAGACACCAACCACGTCATCAAACTTCGGTGAGTCAGGGATCAGTTCTGACGCTGCGATCTGACCTACTGGACCAAGCGACGGAACGACCTGTAGACCCAGCGACAGACGCTTTACACCGCCCTGTAGAGGGGCTTCAACACCTGTTAGCAGTTTGGTCAGTTCGCCTGAGAACGGGAAGTTAAACACGTTCTCACCCGTTGTCGGGTCTTTGTAGAAGAACCCTTGACCGTCGTTATCAGGGTCAAAGTTTTCTGCACCTGAGTAAATAAGTTGTGCTTTACGGATACGGGTTGGGTCCTCAGCAAGCAGACGTAGGTATGTTCCTGTGACTTCACGGTAGGCAACACCGAACGGAATAAGGATACGCATAATGTCTTCAAGGTTGTTACGGCTTGAAGCGTTATAGAGGGCTTCTTTGGTGCTGTTCAAAGCAACTAGTTGTGCGAAGTCATCCAGTTCCTTGATTGTGCCTTCACCTGATGCGGTTTCAGCAAGCTTATTGATACGGGCAAGAGTCTTTTTACCGCCCACATAATTCTCTACAGAAATACCGTTGCGCGTGGCAGAGTCATCAATGTACTTCAACAGTTTTACTGCTTCATCTTTTGACAGCAAATCAACATTCTTGGAAACCTGCTCATAGTAGAACTGTCTGAACACAGGCGACTTCTCAAAAGTCTGTGATGCTTTGCCGTACACACCAACAAAGAACCAGTCCGTGAAACGATCCAACGCTTTTTCGGCTGCATTAGGTTCCCTGACACCGATACCACGTTGAGCGATCTTCACTGTTCCAGGCAACTGACGCAAAGTTTTGTCACCCTCGATAACGGTATTACGGGACTTCACAAACTCTGCAAACTCTGCTCGACCCTCAGGGGTATCAATGATGTCGTTGTTGGACACACGGCGAATAGTCAGGTCCAACCTGTCGGCTTCATCAAACTCAGGGATAACCGAAGATTTTGTGACAGTAGCATTTTTTGCGTCAGTAACAAGATAGAAAATCTCGTTGCCGTCAGCGTCTACACCTGCGCGGAACACAGTCCCACGACCAAGTTCTCTAGGTCCATCAACAATGTCGGTCAAAGCAATACTGTTTGAATCAACAGACTGTGTTGGCCCGAACGGAACACGGCGATGACCGATAGCAAGTTTGAGGTCAGGGTCGCCACCAGTTTTTAGTTCAACACGGCTACCAGCAAGTTTTTCAATCCAAGCTTTCAGAACATTGTCGTTAACTTCTTTGACTTTTAAGACACGTTGGTTTCCGTTGTTGTCAACAATGGTTACACCAGTCTTTAGATACCGTTCAAACTGTCGTAGATATTCCTTGCCCTTAGGAGTGCCACGCAGATAATCAATCATTTCGTTGATCGGAACACCCTTAGCCCAAGCGTTCATCACACCGTCTTTAGCGATCTGAGCGTATTCCTCACCTAAACCAAGAAACCAACGATCACGGTTCCCTTGTTTTGTGACTAGTTCGTATGCACCGTTCTTCACAGCATGAGCGTGAATGGCTAATGGGTCTTCCAAGTTCCGCTTCAAACCATCTGTCATCACTTCAACAAATGGATCAAGGGTTTCGTCGCGTGAAATGTCGTCAACAGCGGCCTTCATGATTTCATCAAAGTTTCTGCCGGTGATAGTTTCAGGGGCTTTGCGAGCCATAACCCACTGCATATAACGGATTGGGTGGTTAAAGAAACCTTCCTTACCGATAGTGGCAATACGAACCTGTGCGTCAACCATGTTACGCATTATGTAACCGCCAGTAGCCAGCGTCAAAGGTTTCCAAACTTTGTTCTGTAGATATTCTGAATAAGCAACAGCGGCACGTTGATCCCCACCTCGTCGAGTCAAAGCACGTTTCATCATCCTGTTGCCAGAAATACGGCGAACCTCACGAACATCAGGCAAGATTCTTGTTCTATCCATCAATTCAAGAACTGATCCAGGTCCATTAAGTTTCATCGACCGCAGATAAGCAGGATCAAGGTCAGCGAAATCAGTCAAATCTGCCTGACCAGAATCAAGTAATGCGGCAACAAAGCCACCATCTTCAGGTCGTCCAGCAGCATTAACAAAATATGCTCTGGTTTCTTCCCCAGCCTGCTTCACATTCTTAAACAAATTCTTAATCTGTTCTTCTGTCGCGCCCTCTTGCTTCAACAAAACTTTGACGGTTTCATCAAAAACTTCATCAACCTGCTTGATGTCTGCCGCTGCACCAGACTCGTAGGCATCCATGATCTTGTTGAGCAGGGTTCGACCTTCGGTTGTCTGACTGAAAGCAACACCAGCCTTACCTGTGCCAATGGTGTCCAAGAAACGGCCATAGTTCAGAACTGCTTTTGCGTTGTCAAGATCAGTACCAGCAATAACAACTTGTTCAGGCATCGTCGTAAATAACTTGTTGTGCCTGAATGAGTTATACAAACCTGAACGTTGCTTTTGGAAAGCACCAAATTTTGCACCAGGCAGCTGACGGATATCTGTTGGCAACAAGTTCGGGTTAGCGTCGTCCAAACGGTTCGTAACATCAGCGATAACGCTCAATACTTCGTTCTCGTTTTTAGCGGCAGCCAAACGCTTTGCCGTAGGAATATCTATTTTTCCGCCAAAAGTGTCACGGAAAATACTGAACGCATCGTTGTTCGCTGGATCACCAAGATTGGACACAAGTCGTCGAGCGCGAGCATCAGTCTGCCAAAACTTCAGGAACTTGGAACTGTCAACTACCAACTGTTCGGCATCGGTCAGACCTGCATCAGCGCGAGTAGTCGCCTTTAGAGCTTTCTGTACCGCCGACAATTCTTCCGCCGAACGAACACCTTGAATCGCTGCTTGTGCAGACTTCAGTTCTGATAACGAACTAAAACCTTTAGAGCCTGCATACAACTTTCCGCCGAGAAACGTTGGGTCAGAACCAACAGCGACAACAGCATCTAGCAAACCTGACGCAATACCGTAAGCCTTAGAGCCTGGGGTGAACACCAAACTTGCAGCACCACGCCCAACAGTCCACGCCGAACCATTGATCGTTCCACGGACACGACGCGCACGTTCAGCCTGCTTCTCGGCTGCTTTGCCACCAAGAAAGAAACCTTCACCGGCTTGCTCAGAGTCAGACAGCATTGTTCCCAATGAGGTTGACTGGAACCAGCCATCAAAACCAGCAGGGTCATTCGGGTTGAATACTTGTGATGCCACGTTCTGTGACAAATCCTTAACGGTGTCTAACGCTGCAAAAGACCAACGGGTTGTTTCCTTGATCTTGTCAAAAACATTTCGCTCAAAGAAACCCTTATCATCAGGTTTGTTCGGATCAAGCAACGCAGGTACACGTTTGGCTTGTGCTTGTGAAGCAGCGTCAACAGTTTGTGGTGAAGCATTACCTTTAGCCAAAGACAACACTTGTCCTGGGGTCATCCACGGAGACTGACTGTAAATCTGTCCTACACGCGAAGCAATCTCAGGTGTTGCACTTGCCTTGTATCGAGCATTGGCTGCTTCGTTAGCCTGATATTGGTCAAAAAACTTTTGCTCACTTAGAGCATCAAACCAGCCTTGTGTCATTACAAACCATCACGGCTGTAAGAATCAATCAAATCTGCAAGATCATCATTCGGATACGCCTGATAGATCGCTTTCAATTCCTCTAACGCACTATCACCCGTAGGTTGTGGGATTCCTGCACCAACTGGACCTGGACCTGCACCGAATGGTGCGCCAGCAGTAATAGGTTCCATTGGTCGTTCCGTTGGTCGAGTCAAAGAACCCAAAGTGCCAGGCACAGGGCGTTGTACTTGTGGTGCTTCTGTTGGTGGTGTTCCCATTGGTACAGCGCGTTGAGCGTTCATTTGCTCTGTTGCTTTACCGTAGGTTTGACCTGTTGCAGCTTGGATTGCTACACGGTTTGTTCCTGCTTGAATGTCGCTCACTTACCCTCCTAGTTGTGCGAGTAGATCACCGATAGGTGGTGGGCCTGCTTGTGCTGGTGGACCTGCTGGTTGTTCCATGCCCATACCTGGCATACCTAGACCTGGCATTGTTTCAGGTGCGCCTGCTGGTGCAGGTGTTGCCTGACGATCCTTAGCGCGTTGATCGGTGCGACGAACAGCCTCAAACAACGGCACGTCTTGCTCGACAACGAGTTTCGTTAGATATGCCAAATCTTCTGGCTGATACGGACCATTAGGGTCCGCAGCCTGTTGCTGAATACTTGTAAGTAAAGCAGATTCAACTCCTTCCGAGATGATGCGGTCATGTTCTAGGTCTGGGTCGCTGATAAGCGGGTCGGCTTCGCGAGCGGATTCTTTAGACATAAGTCCTGTTCCGAGTCGTTGACCGAGGCCGACTATCAGCGAGTTCACATCGGAGCCTGCCGCAGAGTATGCGACATAGTGGAAATCTGTTTGCCAAAGTTTGTTTGGTGTATAGGTTTCTTCACCAGCAGATGATTTGCGTCCGAAGAAGAAAGACTTTTCTTGGTTTCCCCAATACGCTTTCTCGATAGCGATAGCAACTTTATCTTCTTCAAGTATGGATTGTTCAAAGGTTGCTTGTGCTTCTTGTACACGGAAGTCCACGGTTGCCGACAGGACGGATTCTCCACGGCGACCAGTACGAATGTTGCTGGCTGATTCTCCACCGAACTCGGCAGGGATCGCACCTTCCAAACGCTCTTGTCGTTCCAAACGATCAAGTGCTGTGTCAGTCTTATAGCCTGGGTTGAGTTGCAACTGTTGAATGTCGCCACCCTTAACAACACCAAGTTGTCCGGCTTTACCATCAGCGACCTGCAAAATCTCTGGGTTCTCACCTGGTCGAGCGATCAGATATTCTTCAGGGAAGATACCTCGCTCAATAGCAATCTCGGTTAAGGCTTGTAGTCGTGCGCGGGTGTAATACATTCCCATCACACCATCAAACTGTCCACGTGGCTTGTCTAGGGTGATGCGGTTAGCAACGATTGCTAGTGGCATACCTGTACGGTTCGGGATGTATTCAAGCATCATCGCTTCAATGCCTGCACGTTCACCAACTGTCAGGTTCGGGGAATCTTCCGCACCTAGAACGATCAGTTGGATGGAATCTGAGCAAACATATTCGAGCATCGTGTATTTGGTGTCGGCAGCAATTTTGCCTAAACGCAGTTTCCCTAATACAAGTTCGCCATAGTTTTCTAGCAGGAAGCTTGCGCTGGCACGATACGTGAAAATGCAGTCATCTGGGATCGGGTTATCAGGATCATCTACTGGTGCAGCGAAAGTGTCCAATGGGTTGCGTACAGACCACACAGGCATCAAAGTTTTGAAGTCAGGTTTGATAACAACAGCAGATTGTGAGTAGCCAAGTAAGTGTCGTGCGCGACGGCGCATCTTCATCTGCATACGGTTGTGATCCCAGATGGACAACATCGCACGCTTGCGCATACGGGCAGATGACTTAGAGCGTTCAGAGCCTTCTTTGATTGGCGGGAAATATGGGGATGGCATTGTTGATGTCACACGCATAGACATCTGATCCAAGCCCTGTACTAACAGGTTTGCTACCGAAGATTTAGCGTTCTTATCAAGTTCGTTCAATGGAACGATTACGTCACCGTTGGCTAGATCGCGTACACGACGCATCTGCTCCTGAACAGGACCTTGATTTCTACGGCGTTGCTCGTAGAGTTGGACTATTTCCTCAGTAGTGAGCATTTGTTTTTATTTGCCGCGACCCAACATGGCTCCACCACCACCACGCATACCGCCACCACGACCTGAGTTACCACGACCACCAGAAATGCCTCCAAGACCACGACCAGTAGAACGAGGTGTGTAACTGTCAAGACGACTGTTTTTTGCATCTCGCTGCATTTGTGCTAAACGAGCATCAAGTTGTGCTGTTGTCATAGCGCGAGGATTACGAGGACTTGCGCCCTTGCCAGGAAGCGGAGGAACTGTTGAAGGACGTTGCCTATCTGGTGGCTTAGGTGGTTCTTTTGGCTTAGGTTTATTTGCAGATGCAGCTTTTTTTGCTGGTGCTGCCTTTTTTGCTGGTGCTTTTTTCTTTGCTGTAGCCATAAAACCTCTGTTCGCGTAAGTCCTATAAAGGTATCACACCAGCCAAGATGGTCGCCATTTCTTTTGTGGCCGACTAATCGGTGACAAGTTAGGTAAATGCAACATCGCCATCCAACACGCCATCACAAGGTCAGTACCGTTCTTTTTATCCCTAGTCCATGATGAGTGTTCTTCGATGAAGGCTAGTGTTTTCCAGTTTTCCCGCATAGATGGGGTTCGGATTGCACCGGAACGGAACAACTGTGGAAGCAACGCTTCCACACCGAGGTTTTCGTCAATTTTGTTACGGCTAGTGGTGTGTGCGATCACGTTTACGTTGTGTCGGGACTGCCATTTGCGAACAAAGTCGTGTGCCAACAAGAATCGTTGGGCTGCGTTGACCTCAACTACCCAATGTGAGATGGGGTAGCCCATGTCCATAGCCCTGTTCTGCCAATCTTCCATGATTCCCGAATAGTCACGGGTCGTAGTATCAAAGCCGAGGAGCTGTTCGGCTGTAAGTTTGACTCTTTCCACGTCAATCAGGAACCTTAGGTTCGTTTCAGGCTGATATATCCACCATTGGATAGCCCAAAACATGGTTGGTGACGGGTCAACGCTGGCAATCGAGATCAGCGGGGGTTGCAAGTTGTGGGGTACATGACCTGGACGACGCTCATTGTCCACACAGCCTGGATACAGCACCCCATCAGGGCCAATCCCACCCGTAGCCCACACACGTTCAATCAGATAATTCCCTTCAGCCTGATCTTCCTGCTGATATACCACCGCAAACTTGGATGGGTTGGAATGTTTTATGTACGACAAGTCTTTCCAAGACAACCGATGAGGGTCTAGGAGTGGTCCGTTAGGCCATGCAGGGGACGAATTCCGTTTAGACGCAAGTCCAGTGTCCAAATCCTCATAATACGCTTTATAAATCAGGTGATGATATTTTTGTTTCTTTAACGGCTCTGTGTCTTGTGAAATGTCCGTTGTATCTGATCCGTCATAATCATCCTCGAAATCTTCGTAGGTGACTTTGCTGAGACAATGAGCGTAGAGGTCCAAAGGTCCAAGTCTTTGTCCGACGACGGCGAGCAAACCGCCTGGATCGACTCGCGCTTCAGCCATTGAATCCCATCTCTCAATGAGTTTGTCTCTTGCCGCAGATTCTTTAGCGTTCTCCGGTGATGCAACGTCATCAAACAAACACAGATCGGCACGATGACCAATGAATTCAGACTCAATACCGTAAGCAGAAACAGTTGGTTCCTTGTTATCCAACCCACCCATGTCCTCCTGTTCAACAATGAATTCTTCAGCTCGCCACAACGACCCTGAAGTTGAAGGCTTAAACCTACCGTAGTCAATCGCCAAACACGCTTCCGCCTTTATTGCCAGCCCTTTGTCAATCAGCACAGGGTCAGGGTCCAACGGGAACTGGCGTTCAAGGGTTTCACGGATACGACGCGAATACATCTTGGCTAGAGACTGCGAAACCGAGCCGATCATCACACGAATCTTGCGGTTCTTCACAATCTGCCACACAGCAATATCGTGAAACAAGGTGGACTTACCTGCACCTGGGGGACAGTTCAACACCACAAACTGTTTATCGTTAGACAACAAATAATCTTCGATCTTGTATGCGGCATCCACCTGCCACGGACTAGGAATACGGCCCAAATACCTGCGCCTAAAATAGTCGAAATCCACAAGCCCGCGTTGCGCTTCCTCACTCAAACGGTCATACGGGATAACAGGTGGAAGATCAGAAACATCCATCACCTTCGCCCAAGCATCAGCCTGAACACCACCCACCTTCTTACGGGCAGTGCCCTGCTCCAACTTCCCAACCTCTATTTCAGCTTTAGCAATCTTCTTTTTTGCATCCCACTTTTGTGCAGTGTTGTAATGAACACCAGCAATCTTCGCAGCATCCTTGATCGACATACCTGACGCACGCGCCTGCCAAAAACGTGCCACATCCTGTGGTGGAACTTGTCGTCGCCCGCTACGCCCCGCTGTCATACACAGACTTTATACGAGCTTCTGCAATCGCAATATATTCTTCTGACTGTTCAACACCAATGAAACTAAATCCTTCCAGCACAGCTGCTTTACCTGTTGAACCGGAACCTGTAAATGGGTCAAGGACTGTGCCGTTTGGTGGGGTTATCAGTCTGCACAGGTAGCGCATGAGGTCTGTTGGTTTAACCGTTGGGTGATGGTTTTTATTGGTTGTTGTTCGTTGGTTTCCACTACCAGTAAGCATTGAACCCTCAATCGTTGCAGACATACCGCCAGAACGAACCTCGGAAAATCCATCTAAGCCTTCGTTGCGATCCTTCTTGCTGGCTTTAGCACAATAAAAGAACCGTGAAGCAGAACCCGTTGAACTATCAGATTTAGAAGTTGCATACCCTGTTGGCTCACCATCATTGTTGAAATGTCGTGCGCCTTTAGTGGTGTTCCATGTTCCACCCTTAGTGTCAGGGAATAGTTCTAATACTTCGTCCGATCCGTCATGAATGAAGTTCGCAGGGAAACGACCAAGTGCTGTGTCAGGTCTGTCAACGTCCACTCTTCCTGCATCGTAAACATCAGGTGCTGAACCAGCCATTTTGTTGCTAGTTACTTTTCCTTGAGGTGTTGCACTCGCTCTATCTTCTTCTGATTGGTGGGCGACTCTGCATCCGTCAATGTTCAACCCGCCAACACCATACGTCAAAACATTGTTAGCGACAGTCCCCACCAACGGCTTGCGAGCCAACACAATCGGCTCATGCGCAGGCTTCAACGCTGTACCCCAACCATCCCACTCTTTAGCCTCAGCCGTAGCAGGGGCAGTCACATCAACCATCATTGAACCTTTGCGATCCATCAGACCTGCGTTACGAATGTCGTGTGTTTCATAACTACCAACAACCTCACGCTCTGCACCAGCAGCCTTGTCAATCGCTTTACTGATATTCAACGACTTTGGAAACCCTGAGCCATACACCCACATAATCTGGTCACGAATCTGAAACCCTGCATCCTCGATAGCGCAAGCCATGCGGTGATATGTGCGTGAACCTGAAAAAGCGAGCATGTGTCCACCAGGTTTCAACACGCGCAAACATTCCTGCCACACCCTCACGTCATAAGCCACACCCGACGCATCCCAACTCTTACCCATAAACCCAAGCTCATACGGTGGGTCAGTCACAATGCTGTCAATCGAGTTGTCTGGTAGTTCTTTGAGCCGGTCACGACAATCACCAAGCAACAAATTTACATCCCTCATAACTGCTACTATACACACGTTGGTGGGTGTGCCGTAGAGCAACAGCACTTAAATGAACTGGATGGCTCCGGTCCTCCTCACATCCACCAACACTGATTTCATCTGCTACACTCTACGCACACCCGTCGGGATGACGGCACACGAAGCAATCTTCATGGCTGTACCACGTTTGCAGGTGGCGGGGCATAAACAGGGGAACCTGGGTCGATGAACTATTTACTGGTTCAAGCAGCGCGGTGAACGTCATCTCACCAAACAAGGTGTCGGCTAAAAGAAACTAGCTACGGCGACCTGCTCACAGAGAGCGAACCGTGGGGGGAGCAACACACATCCCTAACCCACTGGTAGAAAGATACACACACGTATGTGAATATCAACTCGACCACCAACAACCCCAAACCCACCTCCCAAGGTGGAGCCGCACAACCACACACCCCACCACTCAGAGTGGTCACAAAACCACACACAGAGACACACCCATATATATATCTATACCCCCACGCGTCTCGGCATACCCCCGCCTGCCGTGTGGCTGCCGAACGTGTGTTCGCCGGGTTGCGGTACGTGACCGATCGACTACTTACCGCGTTCTCACTCACCGTGACCCCACCCCCACCCACCGTGAGCTATGTTACCGCCGGGTAACTTACCCATGAGTAACAAGCTAGGTGATCCGCCTATCTCGTTTAGTGATAGTTGCCGATCTCGTTTAGTGATAGTGGCTGCCGATCTGTAGGGCGGTATTTTGTTGCTTGACACGGGGGCATTGTGTCTGTATATTGTGTGTGTCGCGCTAATTGGTTAGGGCGATCCCGTAGCGGTACGGGCTACTAAATAAGGGGTAATCATGGAGAAATATATTGTTATCGAGGGGTTCGGTGACTTCGACACGCCCGCTAATTGTTGGGGTGTTGAGGTAATCGGTTCGTTTAGTTGTGAGGCGGAGGCGAACGATATGGCGGTGAATACGTGGGAAAATTATTTAGGCAACAATGAATGGAAGTCGTATTTTGTTGTTGTTCGTGAGGGTCATGAATTGGGTATTTTGACGGGGGGAAAATAATCATGGATTACGTTGCTACAAGGTTCAGTTACGACGACGGTGAAACGTCGTATGCGGGTGTTCATATTCCGTCGTCGAGGTGGAACGGTTGGGCTTGCCCGTCGTTTCCGTTGGGTGAGTGTCTCCGCATGTTGGAGCATATGGCTAAGGATCAGGACGAAATGGAGATCGGTTACCGTGTGTTAGACGGTGTTATCCAATTTGAGGACGGGACGGGTTGGCAAGCGTTGGCGGGTCATATGGTGAACGGTGTTGAGGTGTTCCCGATCGGTTCGTGGGGTTGGGTATGGGACGAAATAGATCAGGCTTGCCCGTATTGTGGCTATGTTGTTGAGGACGTTTCCAAGTGTGAGTGTGGGGCGATCTCATGAGGGTAGACGTTATGAACTACGACGGTGATCTAGTTCCTATTTGCCCGATCCATTGGGACGCGTCACGCATGAACCGTGAGGGTGAGTGTAATGAGTGTCTCGACGACGCGCATGAGTTGGAGATTATGCGGAGGGGGCGGGCATGATCGAGGCGTACTGTAATACGTGTAATGAGGTTCGGGTATTGTTGCCCGTTGTCGTTGGCGGGTCATGCCCTTACTGTGGCGGCCCGGCGCGGGACTGTGAGTGCGGGGAGTATTGCGGGGAGTGTGATAACCCCCTCGAAATTGGCGACACTTGGAGCGCATAAAAAATAGTTAGCGGTTACCCGTGACCCCGTAGGGGGCGATCAGGTTCATGGCTTGACACGGGGCGATAGTTGGGATAATCTCACTATTACGGGCGCGGAGGCGTGACCCGTTCACAATATAAAGGGGTAATCATGGAATTGTTATCAGTATCGGAAACTTACCGCGTTACGTTACGCGCTAAGTATCTGCCCGTGACTAATCACAGGGGCAGCCGTATCAAGGTAAGCCGTTATGAGGCGAACATATACGGGCGTGACCCTCACGTAGTTACCGTGTCATGGGATTATTCATTGAGTATCGGCGAGAATTACGCGGTAGCTATTGCGGAGTATGTTCGTCGTGCGGGTTGGGGCGGGCATTGGGTGTCAAGCATGATCGACGGCGGGGCGGTTGGTGTGTGTGTGGACGCGGTAAAGGTTGGTGCGTAATGGATAGCCTCACCTGTACGGCTTGCGGGGTGGACGTTGCCCCGTTGGATATGTTTCCCGGCAATATCTGCCTCCCGTGTCATGCGGCTAAACATGAGAACGACACTCCCGCCGACATGTTGCGGGATATTCTCGACGCGTTCGGAGGTAGATAATGGCGCGACGTAAGCAAGTGAACCTCACGGCATGGGCTAAGGCGCATGAGGCGGAGGCTAAGCGGGCGGAGCGTAATTCTAAGGCTTGCGGCCCTGATCCTATGGGCGAGGTGTGGCAGGCATATGCGGGGAGGTGCAGGCGTGAGGCGTTCGACGTGCTAACCCGTGATCCGTTGCCGTTGGAGGTGGATCACACTCCCGCTCCGATAGCGGTTAGCGGTAACGCGTGGCGCGATCACCTCATGGCGTTGGAGGCTATCGACGCTAAACGGTTCGCGGAGGCTAGATCATGAGCCAGGTTTATTATGTCGCCCAAATTGACACGTATTATGCGGTCATTGGGTTGGGGGATAGTGAGGCGGAGGCGATCCGTGTGGCAGCCGAACGTGCTAAACGTTATCTCGATCAGGCGGGCGCGTTCGATCCTGATATGGGTGAGGCGTGGACGGTGGAGCGGATCATTGACTATTTTGATCCGCGTGTTAGCTCGTTAGGAATGAACACGGCAATTCTTGAGGGGGTGGAGGGGTGATTAGAGAATTGTTAGCCATTGGTGCAGGGGCGTTGCTACTTTGCTCCCCATTGTGGGGGACGTGGGTGCTAGTTCGTTGGCTTGACCGCAGGCCAACCCCGGCTGAACGTGCCAGACATACCCGCGAGATAGTGGAGCGACGACGGGAGCAAATAAACAAGCGCGGTTGGTAGTAAGTATCCCGTACCCCGTAGGGGGCGGCCCGATCATGACGGGCGCGGGAGCTATCTCGGCAAGGTGTCGAGGTTACGTCTCTGGGAGGGGACGACATTATGAATACAATTATTCAGGCAGATAGGGCGGAGTGGTTGGCGGAGTGCCGTTGGTTCACTGATAGTGGGCATGAGTGGCTACAAGTGCCACTATGGGCGGCCCGTCAAGCGGATCAGGCAGACAAGGAACATGGCGGCGACGGGATTAGCGTGTTTTCATACGTGCTAAATACCCGCGTATTTTTGGAGGGTGACTGTGACGCGGCGATATTTTTCGATACGTTCGAGATTACTGATAGTGAACGTGCGGGCTTATCGTCGAGGGTAGTAGTCATAAACGGCCCTGCCGTGATCCGTGACTATCCACGTTGGAGGGCGTAATGAGTACCGACGCGAACATACTCAATGAGTGGATCAGGGTGCTGCCACAATTCCATGACCCAATGAACGACTATCGTCCTGCCGTGTTATGGCTCGATACTGATAGCGGTACGTTCGGCGACGCTCGAACGTTGGTGCTTATTGACACTACCGACTGGAGCGCGGAGGATCACGACACGTTCGACGACTGGAGTGATAGCGAACGTAATCTGTACGGTATTTTGGTATCTGAAAAATATGGCCGTTATCCCGGCAAGTTACCTACCCCTAGTCAAGTAGTCAAGCAGTGTGAGAATTGTGACACCGGCAACGACGCGGAGTATGAGGTGATAACCAATAGCGGCACGTTGCTTATTTGTGAGGCTTGCCATAACGACTGAATAGCTATTCCCCCGTCGCCGTTGGGCGTGGCGGTTCGATCCGCAACGGGGACTACCTCAACGTGAGGTAACAACGACTCTGGGAGGGGTCTATTTATGGGTGCAGATATGACTATTGGAATATGCGCGAGGCACGTGGATTATCACGTTGCGGAGGCACGACTAAAGACACTTAGCAACGCCGTGATCGGTGCGGCCTACAACTACGGTGACGAGATCGACGACGACGACCAGGCAGATTATCTGGCGCAAGCTATCGAGGACTTGTCATGGGTGTATGGCGACTCACGGGAGACGACCTTGCTTAGAATTGAGGGCAAGGATTATGTCATATCGGGCGGTATGTCGTGGGGTGATTACCCGACTGACGCTTGCAGGCCGCTTGACGTGATATCGGAGTTAGGTGTCACTGAATTGACGTTCACGCCGGAGGTGACGGCATGAGTGATCTAATGCACCGCATTACGGCGGTATCCGATCTATGCGTAGTCACGACACACGTGTACGCCGAGAATGAGGAGCAGGCCGAACGTATGGGCTTGCAGCAAATAGCGGAGCAACTAGGTATGGACGATACCGAAATGTTTATTGACGTTGAGGTGGAATGTGAGGAGGCACAATGAGATTACGCGCATTTATTCATGGGGTTATCGAATATCGGCTAGACATTACGGCGCACTATGCCGAGCCGTTTATTGTCTGGTATGACAAGGGTAGGAGTGTTGCCACGTACTTGTTAGGGGGTAGTCAATGAACTACGACGAGTGGGCCGCTATCGGTCACGCTAACGGTTGGTTGGGTGTACGCCGCAACGACGGGGCAACCTCGACGGGGGGTGCTAAAGCTATGACGGTCAGGGCCGGATCACAACGCGCCAAACTCTTAGCCACCTACTTTAGTGAGCAGTACCTCACGGACGAGGAGGCGGGTCGCGCAAGTGGCCTCGCGTTGCTCCCGAAGTGTTGCTATTGGAAGCGGTGCAGTGAGCTACGCCAGGCGGGTTATATCAAGCCGAACGGCAAGACACGTATCTCTAGTGCCGGTGTCGAGCAGCAAGTGTGCCATATCACGGCTGAGGGAATACAAGTACTGGCGACTATCGCGTGAGGTTAGGTATTCTATGGCGACGTTACACGTCGCGCCAGACTCGACCGTCGGCTAGTCGTTGGGTGTTGGTTCGTGACCGAGACGGCAAAACGTGGGCCGGGCCTCACCGTTGGAATGGGCAGACATTCACGACATCGGAACGGTTCTGGTATCTCTTTGCCAACGTCGAGAGCGCGAACGCTGCCATTATCGGGAGCGGGTTCGTTGGGGTGAGTGTTTTACAGATAGTCTAAACAGCGGTAAGGCAACATTAAAACGCTTGCGGGTTACCTACCCGTGACCGTGTTGCCGCCATTGGGATCGCCTCCCCGCTCTACCCCGACGGGTTGAGGCGGTCCCTTTATTTTATTTGCACCATCGGGATCGGTTTATGTTTGTTACTACACGTTGGCGGTTCCACTATCGGAAGGTGAGTAATCATTCGCTGTTGGCAGCGCGGACAAGACCAATGTTCACCCTTCGGCATATTCGACCTTTGCTATTTGTTCGGCTACCCATTTCGCTACTGGGGAAGCGACACCGTTGCCTATCATACGATAGCGGTGAGTGTCAGCCATCTCTGTTCCGTCAGCTTTCCAACGTGTGTGATCCACCGGCCAGCCTTGTAATTTTTCACACTCGATAGGGGTGAGCCGCCTAACCGCCATTGGTTGAGCAATAAACATTTGGGCGTGATGAGACTGTGGTGATGGACGCAACGCTGACAACGCGTTCGCATGATCCAATTCGGTGGCACTAAACGTGTTTGCTTTAGCGTCCTCACGCACCGAATACGCTACGGCTTGTGCGCCGGTCTGATCCAACGTGTATGAAGGTTCTCCATCGGAAGCAACACCGAAACCGTTTTGATGTTTCTCGATTTCCCGTCCATCTTGTATTGGCATAGCAATCATGGGTGTGTTCCCGCCGCCTGTCCCCATTTTTGAGGTGAGGGTCTGTGTCACGCCATCGTGGGCAATCCTTGCCCCATCACGGTACGAGTTCTCGAATAGCACCGGCTCTAATACTGCTGTTGTTGTGCGTGTATCACCAACATCAAATGAGTTGAGTGTCGGGTTTACTTTGCCTTCGATCCAGGTTTCGTCATCATCAGCAGATTGAGCGCGACGAGATTTCACGTATGGTTCGACAACACATTTGTTTTCGTTCACATACTGGTTACTAATCATTTTTGCGTCGGAAGTGTTGAGCGATCCAACAACATCGGAACCGAGTATTGCACCTTCGGTTACAAGATGACCGCAGTTCACGTCCTGATTTACGACGGTTGATTTGTGGTAGATGCTGGCTCCGATGGCGTTGACGATCCCACCATCGCCTCCAGTGCCTTCTGTAAGCGTTCTGGCAGCACTTTGCCTCTTTTGTTTGCCCTTCTTAGTATCCCCTCGCACGCTTTCGGTGACAGGTAGTAGCGGGTCGGGACATCTTTCGGCTGTTGCAGGATCAAAGCAAGAGACGAGGAACACGCGGACCCGTCGCTGGGGTACAGAAAAGTATTGCGCGTCCAACACAGCGTATTCTTGGACAACCGCCCCTGCTTCAGCCATTTCATTGACGACTGTCCCAAAATCTCGTCCGTTGTTTGAGGACAAAGCTCCTGCGACGTTCTCCCAGACTGTCCATCGGGGAAAAGTTCCATTGGTTGCATCTCTCATCTCCTTTATGATTCGTACTGCTTCGTGAAATAAACCTGATCGTTCGCCTTCTAGCCCTGCTCGTTTACCGGCAACGGATAGGTCTTGGCATGGGCTGCCGAAAATAATGCAGTCAACTGGTGGCAGGAAACGACCGTTGACATTACTGATATCGCCCCATTTCTCTACATCGGGCCAGTGACGATCCAGCACCGAGCGACAGTTCTTGTCCCATTCGACCTGAAACTTACACTGAAATCCTGCCTGTTCGAAACCCATGTCGAACCCGCCGACACCAGCAAACAAACTTCCAAAAGTTAACGTCATCAGAAACTCCTACATTCACATGACTTGACATATCTTGTTTTTATTGAATCGTTCTCAAAGTTTGGGTCGGTATAGATGAAGCCGGTGCTGTCACATTTATCGCAACCAACCTCAGCATGACGAACACCCATAACTTTGTTGAACATTGATTTGATTTCAAATTGGTTCGGGTAATGCCCCAATGATTCAGCCATTTTGAGTACCGCTTTGGCATCTTCTTCGGATGCGTCCAGCAGTAGTTCGTCTTTGACCCAAGCGTTCTTCACCGTGTTACGGGCGATATTTGTGGTTGGGTACATTCCGCACAGACGGTCAACCAGCAATTCAATTAACGCTGGTGTCACAACTCCACACCTTGCGCAATATGAGTACGCAACCTGGAGATAACCGACTCTGCTTGCTTTAGTGTTGCTCGACAGGCATCTAGTTCTGCGTTCAATGAATCAGCAGCATCCTTGTAACGGTCACGTTCCTCGCGCAATAGTTCGTTTGCCATCT